AGAATAAGACAAGCAAGACGTAGATGGAAGTGTTAGCTTGAAAAAAAAAGGTTGGGTTAAACCCAAAGAACAAACATTAATTTGTGGTTATTGCGAGACTTGTAAGAAGCAGCTCATGAGTAATATGGGTGGATGGATCGTAACCGCAAAGAAAAAATATTTTTGTCATGATGGTAAGGAAGGTTCTTGCTTTGACAATTATTGTGAGTTAAATATTAAACAACATAAGGAACAACATGAAAAAAGGTTATCACAAGACGGCTACTGGTAAGACAGCTAAGAAGGGTCTCTACTATAACATCAATAAGAAAAAAAAAGCTGGTACTTCAAATACTAAAAAGAAGTCAACTATTACTGCAAAGGCTTATAAGAATATGAAGTCTGGATTTAAAAAGTAATTCTTCTTAACTCTTCGAACTCATCCCAAATAGTATTGCCAGGATTCCAATATCGTTTCTTCTCTAATTTATTTTTTAAAGAATGTAATACAGTTGTGTGATCCTGGTTAAACACTCTAGCCATTGAAGATATACTTACATTATATTCTTCATGTAAAAGATTGTAGACAATACTTCTTGCTCTAACTACATCTGTAGTTCTACCTTTACTAAACACATCGTGCTTGCTAACAGTATATTTTTGACACACTTTATCTACAAGTTTAGAAACAACTTCTATGTTTGCATTCTTATATTTTAAATTAACATTATTTTTAACATTGCTATCTATTATTGGTTTTCTCTGTAGCAATTCTGCTGCATATAAAAACCCCTCTGAAAACCCTACCTCATATAATCTTTCTTCATGGTTTGTTAGAAGGTAGAATGCTTTCTTTATTTTATAGATAAAGTGATTCTGATTTAAATTTTTTTTGTGCGTATTATAGTGTTGGCTTATATTTATGGTCATAGATCCCCTACAGTTTATGTTCGTTTTTTTTCAACCCTTAGTTACTATCTACTTAAATGATAATAACTGTTCTTGCGTCTTTTCTATTTTCCAAAACAATCTATAAGAATCTTTTTGATACTTATTTGCTTTGTGCTTGGCTTCCAGATACTTCTTGTGTTTCTTCTCTTGAAGATCCTTTAGCTTCTGCAGACGCATTTTGATGTCTTCCATCATGCTCCTTTTTCACTGTTGTAAAATCGAGTTTAACATTTTCGATCTTTACTTCTGCATTAATCCCTTCATTGGAACTATTCGCAGCCTTCTCTATTGAATCAAATTCTTCGATTATAGTAAAACTACATTCTCCGTTCTTGATTCGAATATATTTTGTCATTCTTTTGTACCTTTTTCAACTTCTTTTTTGATTAAAAAATCTATATACTGTTTAGCTTTTTTTAAATCTTCAATACCATTTTTTCTTTTATATCTAGAAATGTACTTAATTACATTACCTTCACAGAAATTAAAATCATTTTGAATTATAAAATCAATAGGCTCAATTTTATTAGCAGTATAGTGTGGTGGTTCTTTTATATTGTCTGACATATTAAATCCTTTTTTTTAAGCAAGGTGGGTAAAACGGAAAGGGAAAAAAACCCACCCTGCTTGATACGTTCTAACTAATTAGAAAGTATATTCGTTATTAGCACTTTTTGTTTCACTTGCAAAACTATTATTATTAGATTTGCCTGCTCCACTAGGTGTTAAAATGATTGTCAACTCACCTTCCTTGACATTACCATCTTGATCTTTAGATGGAAACGCAGCTTGGTTATACCATTGACCATTAACATTTACTCCAACTGTCCAGTTCTTGTCTGGATGTTTCATGTTTTTTGGACCAATATAAACTGGAACTTTGTCTGCAGGAGACTTCCAATCTGGGTTCTTTGTTAAGTTAATATATATTTTATCCATGTTATTTACTCCTTAGTTATATCAATCTTTATGATTGATTATTTTTTTAGTTGAATCTCACGAGTACCAGCTACGTCTGAGACTTGTCTGTATGCTCGCAAGTTATTTTTAATTAGATATTGGACTTGCTCTCTATACTTATTTTTAACAGCATTAAACTCTGTTAAAGTTTTAGTATTTTTAAGTTCATCTTTTATCTCTTCCACATTTATACTATCATCAGTATATTGTGGTTCGGCTTCTACAGATGGCTCTGAAGAATCTTGTTGAAATGGTTTCGCATTATAACCATCTTCTAAATCCATTCCTGTTTTTAGATTTAATGCGTTTAAGAAAGCATACTTTTTACTGTATGACATAGCTTGACCAGTTCCATACTTATCTAAACCACCCATTGCAGTACAACCATCAATTATAATAAAACTGTTTGGTTCATCAATGTCAGTTATTTTCATGGTGCAAGTGACAATTACAAATTTGTCTGTTACATCTGTAATGTAATTACAAGTTGGATATAATCCATTCTCTAATAAAGCTGCCATCGCAACTCTTTGCACGTCATCATGAAGTAAAGGATTAAAAGGCATACCTTTAACCTTGCTTGCTTTCTTTACACCACTTGCATGATTACAAGCGTTATGTAATTTCTTATGTATATTTGTCATATTATTATTTCCCATTTTGTACACGTTGTTTTTTTCACTACTCATATTTTATTCCCCATAGTTTAGTTATTAATTGTTTTTGTTCATCTGCTAAATCTTTATAATAAAAGAAGTGATTAAGATCTGGTGGCTCGATCATCATTGCTAATGTTTCAAGTTTACCTTCACAAAACATAATCATCTTTTCCCATAGTAGAATCTTGTCTACCATTTTGTAATAAAGATCTTCCAAATGGTTTGCCTTCATCAACTCATGGCTCTGATCAAAGATAATATAATCCTTATCATTTACATATACCAAGTGTGGTATTTTTTTTGTAGTCATGTAGTAGAACGAAGTCTGTGTTAAATTTTCAATGGTAGGTTCAGATGGTAAATCTTGTGTAATCATATTCCACTCATCTTTACTTTTTAATTTTCTTAAATTTGGTGGCTTAGTTTTAAGTTCTATAAATTTTGTTTTAGATTCATAATCTATTCTACCAATCGTAGGTTTGATTTGATTAAATTCTTTTTTCTCTACATACCTTTCACAAACTAATTTTTCTTTACCAATAATATCCTGGACAACCTTCTTTGTAATTGGAATACAATCTTCGGCAAACTTCAACATAGCTTCCCTGCCAAACTTATCTTTAGCGTCTACTGGTGGATTTTTATTTACTGCTGCTAACTCTGCTGCGAAACAATTTTGGTAACTTCTCTCTTCTTCTGTAAACTCATCTTGCTTAATTGTTTTTGTTTTATAAATAACATCTGCAATCATTCTCTGGACCACATTGTTAACCAGGTTTCCAAAGTTAGCTTTGTATCTAAATGCGAAAGTTCTTCTAACTTCTTGTGGGAAAGTATAACCAATTAAATTTTTTGCAAACGGAGTTGATGTTGATGAGTAAGACCAATGATCTAAACCTTCACCACCATTAAATATTGAAAATGCTTTTTTTATTTTGTTTTCCATTTTTTCCCTTTCGTTTTTTTTTCTAACAATTACTATTGTTTTAAGCTATTGTCAACGGATAATTTTAATTGTATAACGGAAAGAAAATGTTGAAAAATAAACTAAAATATAAAAGGGTTAAAGTAATTTGGATTGATATTTGCACCTCGAGCCAATGGTATGATGATCTAAAAGATGTTGATGATTTTAGCTATTCCTGGTGCGAAGATATTGGCTACCTATATTATAAAGATTCTAAAGTAGTTAAGATTTTTACTTCATTTACTTTTGATGGTGATAAATTATCCATTGGTAATGTTACTGCTTATCCTAGATCTGTTGTTAAAAAAATCGAGGTTTTAAAATGACATATTCTGGAATCTTCGATGAGGTTGATCTTAAAGAAGTTAAAAAACTTAAAGATGAAGTTAGTAAATTAAAAAAAATAATAGATGATCTTGAAACTCACGCAACTATAAAAGATTTTGAGATACAAAAATTAAAAGAAAGATTAAAAAATGGCTAGAGATATTTATGCTTTCAGTAATGGTTCATATTCTGATTGGCACAGAAAATACGATGGCATTGCTTATATTGATGTAGATTCAGTTGAGTGTTGTATGTACTGCTACGAACCTCTTGCTATTATTGAGACTTGTTATGATAAGGGTCAGAATTGGAAGGCTACAACCCTCTCAAAAATCATCGCTGAACGCCTAAACATACCCTGTTTTTTAGTATTCTATAAGGAACTGGACCACACAAGCCTAACCTTTAGAATCAAGCGTATAAAAGCGTCTCAGACGGAATTTCAGCTTATGAATGAGAATGAATGGGTAGAAATATTGAGATCTTTGCACGACCACCACAAAACACTATGTAAATCAACCAAACGAAAGGAAAAATAATGAACACATCACGAGGATTT